TAGCGATTTCCCAACGCCCGTCCCAGCGAGAGCGATATTGAGAGTCTTATTAGGGAGACCACCCTTTGTGATTTTGTTGAAATATTCCAGATCAAACTCAATCTTATCTTCTTTGCGGTGATAAAACTCATATCGCTCCTCATAGTTCTGAAGATAATCGTGCCCGATATTATTATCAAACGATACCGCTAGAGCATCGGAGAGAATGCTTGGAATCGCGTCACGATTTTTCTTCTCATTATTTCCATCAGCAATATGAATTGACTCCATAAGTGCCAAGTAGATAGCACGATCACGGCACCACTTTTCTGTGGTGTCAAGCAACCACTGCCTTTCAACAGCAGCATCATTCAGAGAAGCATTGATTTCTCGGATCTCTTTGACTTCAGTTTCATTGAGGTCAGTGCGATTCTCTACCTCAATGTTGAGTGCTTCAATGGTGATTGCTGAACCATACTTAACAATGAATTGAACAATCTCCTCAAAAATGACCTTTTCCGCCTTTTGCTCAAAATAATCTGGTTGTATGAAAGGAATAACCTTGCGTGAGTAGTCTTCATTAAATACTAAGTTTCTGAGAATAGTTGTCTCAATTCGTTCCATAAGAGAATTGTTGTTTCGCGGCAGCATCAAGTTGCTGCATTACTTCTTCGGTAAAATACTGATCTGGGTTTTTCAGGATTTCTTTCCCATAAATTTTCTTGCCATTAATCTCATATCGTCCAGCAACATTCTTCCACATTCCAATTTCTTCACCAAGTTCAAGAAGACCATAGTAACGATCAAGACCACGTTCATCATAATACAAACGAACCTCAACCTCTTGATTTTCTTTACTCAGACGCGACTTAGCAGTCTTTGCCTTGATAATGTTTCCAACGACTTCTGTTCCATCTTTTTCTTTTTTCTTGCTGAGATAGATGATAGTAGAAGCGGCATACTTAAGACCACTACCACCTCCCATCTCCTTAGTAGGAACATAAGCACCGATAACATCGTAAGTGTGGTTGGTTACAATCATTGGAATGTTTGCCTGACCCAACTTGAGAGTAAGCATACGGAAAGCACCTTTGACAAGTTGTGATTTGGTCATATCACGAACCTGCTTATCGTTCAGTGCGTCAGTAATCTCTTTCTCGGTTGAGAGCATACCCAAAGAGTCTAATACAAACATACAAGGTTTGCGTTCTCCTTCAGGTTTTTTTAAGTAAATATCTACTGCCTTGAGTGCCTTTCCACGAAACTCTTCAACAGTAACAACATTGACAACCACAAGACGATCAGTATCAATTCCACGCGACTCTAATAAGGATTTGGTAATAGCGGCTTCAGTATCAAAGTAGAGACAATAACCATCGGGATTATTGTCAAGGAAATTCTTAACCACAGCGAGAGAAAAGAAAGTCTTTCCAGTACTAGACTCTCCAGCAATAGCAGTAATCTTATTGCCAGATACACCGCCAAATATACTACCTGAAACCAGTGCGTTAAAAATGTACGAACCTGTGTCAACATAAGTCTCAGTCTCATCAATATCAGAAGCAAGTTTGGTATACTCACCACCAACTTCTTTTACAATTTCTTTAAGAAAATCCATCAGCACACCATCCCGTATTGTTCACGAAGTATTTTTTTATAAGGTAAACCTTGTTCTTTAAGTTCTCTCACCAATTTAAGTTTATGATACAAAGCAGCGTCTCCACCAAAACCAAGTGCTTTTACAATAGTATTCAGTTCATCATCATTAATAGGCAAATCCATTAGGTAAAAAATAATTCAAGGTTTACGGTTTTTTCCACATTCCATCCAATAGAATCAAGGATAGATTTGAGTGGTTCTACAAAACTCTTTTCAAATTGTAGTTCATAGTCAATGTATTTGTCAAGACCGAGTTCTTTAGGGAAGTCTTGAATAAAAGAGATCACATTCTCTTGAATGATGTTTGGTTTTTTAAGAAAAATAAACTTAACTTTCTCACCATTATTGATCAGAGAATACTTATTGGTCAGTTTTTTCTCCTTTATATAATGATTGAAAAGAAGTGCTCCACGAATGTGAATTGGAGTTTTTGGAGCATAGATGTTGGAAGAAGAATAATACTTACGAACATCAGAAGCAGTTCTAGGAAAAGCAACTTGTTCTGGGGGCATCTTTTTAAATTCTTCACGGCACTTATCAATGAACTCAATCACATCTTCTTCGGTGCCACTCATCATCAGTTTGAGTCCATCTTTAATCATCTTGCGACAAGGTGCTGGAGTAGAAGACTTAACTGCCTCAATGCCCATCATCTTCAGTTTAGGTTCTTCATAACGAACACCTTCACTGTCCCAGACATTGAGAATATAACGCTTCTTAGCAGTCCAGATTCCACGCTCAGCAATGTTTTCACGCTTCATCTGCATCTTCTGGTCATAAGCATTCACATAGGTCGCCAGTTCTTGGTAGCAACTTTCAATATACTTCTCAAATTCCACCTGACAGACCTTATCAAGGAACGAAACAACGCTTTGAGTAGTTTTCTCTCTTCCCGAGAATACACGTTCAACCAGAGGACCCATATTGAGATAGATAGAGTCAGTATCTGAAGCAATAACATAATCTTCACCGTCCGTTTTTAGAATCTTATTGAGATAGGCATTCATCTTGTTCTCAATCCAACGGATGGATACCTGACCAGACAAGGTGATTGCCTCAGCATTTGCTAGTTTATAATAGCGGAAATACTGATTGCCGATAGCACCATAAGCAGAGTTAAGTTGAATCTTCCTTGCCATTTGGATGTTGTTACACCGAGCAATCTCTTTTTCCAAGTCTTTTGTCTTTTTCTTTTCATATTCCTGTTTGGCAGCAAGCATTTTCTTTTTGTAGATGGTGCGATCCTTATAGATCTTCTCCATCAGTTCTGGAAGAAATCCACGCACATCTTTACGGAACATTGCCCCGTTAGCACAGACTGCTTTATCCTTGTACAACTCAAACGTAATTTCTTGATTGAGAATCTTGTCAACGGTTACAGTCGGATGTCTCTCTTCCAGAAGAGTTTCTGGCGAGATGTTGTACTGCATAATGAGGTGAGGGTATAGCGAGTTGAGGTCAAAAGACACAACCCAGTCATACTTTCCAGGAATAGGTTCTTTAACATAAGCACCAGCATACTTGGAATCTTTATCTGAACGCTCTTTTGGAGGAATCACAATATCTCTTTTCTTAAGATAGTTGTAGATAATAGTATCCCACATCCGAACTTGTGAGAATACATCTTCATAGTTTACTTTGGCGTCATATGCCATCGTAAGAGCAAGTTCAATCAGTTTCATCTTGTCTTCCAAACGGTCAACAAGTTCCACGTCCTTGATGTTGTATTCTACAAACTTCTGCCAACCATTTGTGTAAAAATCTTTGAAGGTATCAAACTCAGAGTGATCCAACTTTTTCTGACCCAGTTCCACATTCGCAATGTGATCCAAGCGATAAGATTCTTGATTGGTATAAGTAAATTTCTTATAGAGATCAAGATAGTCTAACTGTGAGATACCTCCAATATCATAAGAAATATTTTTTCTTCCCGAAATATAAACTTCATCTTCAGTCACCAGACCCCAAGGTGACATACGCTTCATCAGTTTTTCACCTAAAACACGGTCTAGGCGGCGAACAATATATGGAATATCATACAACTTACTATTCCATCCAGTAATAACTTCTGGAGTATTATCCATCCACCAATGAATAAAATCATTCAGAAGATCATACTCCGTTGAGAAAGCACGATACTTTACATTTGCCTGATTGTTCTGAAATTTACCAAGACCCCAAGTATGAATTTGCTTGGTTGAATAGTCTTGAATGGTAATCAGAAGAACTTCCTCCGCAGCAGATTCTACATCAGGGAATCCGTTTTCAGAAGCAACCTCAATATCAAGAGTTGCTAATTTAACTTTGTCACTATCAAAGATAATTTGTTCTTCGGGATACTTATCAGAAATGTACTGATAGATGTATCCCGTATTACCACAGATTTTAAATCCTTCTACGCCCTCATATTTTTTAATAAAATCTCTACACTCACGGACAGAACCTGGTTCAATTGGTTCAACATATTCACCACTTAAGGTTTGATATTTAGTTTGTTTTCTAGCAGGGACAAAAAGAGTCGGAGAAAATTTCTCTCGGATCATAAAATGTTCTCCATTTTCATAACCACGAACAAGAAAATGATCTCCGACCATTTGGACGTTTGTATAAAATCTCATCAGGCAATCATTTCAAAATATTTGGAAAGAAGATCTGCAGTTGGATCTACGATTGTAAGTATACTATCAGAATGAATCATAAATTCATTTTGATTCGTGTAATCAATCCAGGGTTCAATAACATAAGTACCAGATTGATTCACTAACTTGAATGGATTCGTAAGTTTACAATCTGGTTCTCCAAGTTCAGACCCGACTTCTACAATTTCACTAATTAAAACAGTATCATTCTTGAGTAGAAGACACTTGATTATTTGGTCCATTTACTTTCTCCAAGTACATTTGTTTAACGCTATCCAATGGTTCCACTAATGTTACAACGTAACTTGTAGGAACTGCGATGTCTTTGTCTGCCGACAGCAGCATCCATTGAGAAAAAGTAATCTCATACGATCTTTCGGTATCCTCTTCAGATACCAAAAATGGTTTGTTGATCGTAATCTTTTGAGGTTGATTAAAAAGATAAGCTACCGTTTTTTCTTCGGCAACGATTTCTTTCACATCAGTAATTATCTGTTCTCCAGACTTTAATAAAATTACTTTGATTGACATTGGTTAGATCATTCCTCTAGTCATTATAGCAAGAAAAAAGAGGGGCGTCAACTGGATTTTGCCAGTTGCCCCTCTATGGCATAGCGCCGACGATATTCAATTTTATTTATTCCCCATC